GGCGAGACTGGTGCGACGGGCGCGACCGGGGAAAAGGGCGATACTGGCCCCCAAGGCGACTCATATTGGTCTTCATCAACAAATGGTATTTATTATCCAAATGGCACAAATGGTAATGTGGGAATTGGGACAGTTGCTTCTAGTAGTTATATTTTGGATGTAAGTGGAAATATGTTTGTAGGAAATACTGAAGAACCATATGGGTTATATGTTCCTCTAAATGTGTTTTATGGTGGTACTAATAATAAATCTGCGGCCGAAGGTAGCGGTGGAATACTATTACAATCAAATCACCCCACAATCGTTGGAACACCGCTATCATTCAGTTTGGGTTTAGATAATAATGGTGACAATACAGAACTTAGTTATCAAGGGATTGGATTTATCAATGTTGCCGGTCTAGGGCAAGTTTTACCGCTTTGCCTCCAAACTAGGGGTTCAAATGTTGGAATTAACACCGACAGTCCAGATTATCAGTATGCGTTGGATGTAAATGGTCCTATTAAATGTGCCAAGGCCGGCTATCAATCTATATATGCGTTATATGTAGACGGTATGGTCCAAGCTACAAGTTATAATGCCACATCCGACTACCGTGCTAAAACTAACATAACCGAAATAGATTTAAATAAATATAACATTAACGATTTGAATCCAGTTGAATTCACCTATACAGAAACAAACAAACAAAGCATCGGTTTAATCGCACATGAACTACAAGAACATTTTTCATTTTTAGTAGAGGGAGAAAAGGACGGGGAGCATATGCAGAGTGTCAATTATGTAGGATTAATTGGCGTCTTAATAAAAGAAATTCAAGCATTAAAAAAACGTGTAGAAACACTGGAGTCGTCTAAATAATAAAAATGAAATGATAGTAATGGGTATTAGTATCATTACAAGCAATAAATATTGTGAAATTTATGGGGTATTCATTGGACTTTCAAAATAAAAGCCAAATTTAACAATTTTATATACACCACGTAAACCAGACAATTTATCGTAGATGGATGGTATTAGTTTAAAAGAAAAAGTCGGCTTTGTCAAATCGCATCCTAATTTTGCCCGATTAAAATTCTGCCACGCTCCAGCTAATATGTCACCCATTTTACCAAATTTAGTTATATCATAATTAGAATTATTTACTGATGGAATGGCGGGTGCTATAACAGCATATTTAATTTTAATAAATACGCTAGCGGAGTTAGGAACAACTAGCCCATGCTTCGCCAAATATGTTTCGTCAAACGTCATCTCTAAACTATTATCGATGATAGTAACTGGTGCAACAAAGCCTTGTGAATTGTACTCTACAAATAATTGTCGAATTTCGTCAATATGCGTTTTTACCATTTAATATAATACAGCTATATATTATTAAAATTACGTAAATAAAAATTATCTCGGTGTTTTAAAATGATCATTAAATTTATAAAACTTGTTCTCCTAAAGCTTTAAAAAAATTGAGATTAATTTTTTATATATTTAAATACTAATTTAAAGAAATCAATACAACTAATATTAAGTCATGAATACCATTTTAGCAACCCGTAATAGTCACCCGAGAGATGCGAATATTCGCTTCTACGCTCGCGGCCACAAATATGAAATTTTAACCGATCCCAAATCAAAATACACATCTGTTACCACATGGAATCACGCGCATTTTCCCAAGTTTGATGCTGATGCGGTAATCACAAACATCTTTAAGAGCAAGTCATGGGCACCCGGTCACAAATACTGGGGCTTAACTGCTGAACAAATTAAAGCTCAATGGAAGAGTAATGGAGATGCTGTCTCCGGCGCCGGTACCAAACTCCACGAGCGCATTGAGTCTTTTATGAACGACGAGCGGTTCAAATTCAATTATACCAATGAGGACCTATATGATGATTACAAATACGGCATTACAGATTCATCCCAAGACTGCGCCGAATGGCAATATTTCTTGGAATTTGTTCGCGACCATCCACAGCTTAAACCCTATCGGACTGAATGGATGATCTATGATGACGACGTGAAGATTGCTGGATCCATTGATATGGTATACGAGAACCCCGATGGATCCATTTCTATTTATGATTGGAAACGCAGTAAAGATATAACGAAAATAAATGGATGGGATAAGTTCGCCCTTAATCCGATCATTTGCCATTTGCCGGACGCGAATTTTTGGCACTATGCGCTACAATTGAATACATATAAAACTATATTAGAGCAGAAATATGGGCTTGTTGTGTCTAGTCTACACTTGGTGAGGCTGCATCCCGATGCTGAGAATAAATCCTATGAGCTTCTGGATGTCCCTATTATGTCAGCCGAATTAACACATTTATTTGAAGAAAGAAAAACACAATTAAAATAACTTAAACAATAAACAATAAATAACATTATAATTAAATGTTTGATTTAATATCAATTTTAAAGTTTGGTATTGGAAGCATATTGTTTAGCACTTTTTTATTTTACTGCTCGAGATGGTCTAAATATAAATCGGGTTATTTAGAGTTTTTAGAAAAAGAACAACAACAAGAAGAAGAACAAGAACAAGAATCAACCCCAAAAGAAGTAATTGTACAAAATGTTGCTATATTTGAACATAAATATTTGGAAAAATACAACAAGTTCCCCAATCAATACTATTTTTCGTACGATGATATTCTTTTAGAAAAAGATATCGCTCTAAAAATTACAAATGAAAATAAACAAACAGTCACCGAGTTAGCAGACGATATTCAGACTAAATTAGATACTATTCAAACCATTATATTTGGCAGTAATACGTGCGATGAATTGGGAAATAAAATGCTTAGACAATATTTCGAATTGGATGATGAATCTGATGACGGTTCAGACGAAGACAAAAATAAATTAACAGATCATCAAGAATTATTTGTAAAAATTTTGGCAGAACAGACTAAATATCAAGGGGAGTTGGATCAAATAATCAGTAAAATTTTAACAGCTGATGAAATACAATTGAAGGCACGTGAGGCACTTATTGAGCACAAATTAAACAATTTGATGGATTCTTATGTATTAGAATCTACACCGCTAGGCAATGTTTATATGAGATATAACAATAGTAAAAAGTCATTTGAATATTTTAGTAATAATAGCATTCCTTATCGTTTCTTGGAAACAATTGGAAGAAAATATGTTGTTACATTTTGGTGTAAGCCAATTTTTGTTAATCTAGAAGAGGAACTAGAAAAGGCCAAATTGAAATACGAAGAGGAAAACAAACAGCCGCAACAAATTGATAGTAAACCCGTAGGTTTTAAACCAAATATTGCGAAAACGTTCAATAAGGATATAAAAATGGCTAAAAACAGAGGTGAGCAGAGCAATTTCGTATTGCCGCCAAATATTAAACCCAATTTGGTCGATGTTAAAACCAATGAATCGCATTTATTAAAGGAAAACGCTAATAGATACACTTGGGAAGGACGCATTAGTTGCTTTTGTCCACTAAAACAAATAGACAAAAAAATAGTAAATAAAAATTTGAATTTGTCGTTTGCCGCATTTAAAAAAATGAATGAAGCAAAATAATATATTATAAATATAGAATGACTTATAAAACAAAAAAGACACATAGAAGATTTAAATATTACGGTGGATCTCAAACTCCCAAACCTAAAATATCAAATTTTGATACCCCATTAGAGCACGACGACCATTCAATAGTGTTAACACTGCTCAAAAAGAGCATAAGCGTTGCCTTACAATTATTGGAAAATGGATTACATACGGTAATTGATACTATTGGCAAACTTTTAGGTACCGATCCGAACCAAGAGGTGTCCGAATCCATGGGCAAATTAACCGCCCAAATAAAAAATCTAACCGAAACTATTAGAAGCATATTAAAGGTCATTTTGGGGACCGAATTGGGCGACGATTTACACGATCAAGTAATGGATGCTGTACAACAAATATTGGCACCCGCTTTTACCAAAGCCGCCGCAATATTCAATAACTTTCTTGCCAAGGAAGAGGGCGCTGCTGTGGGTTTAGCCGCCAATTTGGCAGAGGACGTTGCGTATCCTATTGTGGCGCCGATACGCACCATTTTGTCCACTCTTGAAATATTAGATAACTCGTTGGTCGCGTTTGCGGAGGCAACTGGGTTGCTAAAAGATGAAATTGGCACCTTCCAACACATCAAATCGCAAATAACAGACACAGTGTCCAAAATAGGTGAGGTTGCCGAGAGATCCAAAGAAATGAATAATGTTTCCACCGCGGAACCGAATTCCGCACAAATACCCCAAGTGGAACCTCCGACGCAACAAGGCGGCGCCGCCACACGCAAAATTAAACGGCTACATAAGGACGCAATTAAGATTGGTGGTCGGATTCAACAGTCTCGGTTGGAATTTCTGTCGCCACACCTAATGGCGTCTAAGAAACGACGACGAACACGGAAAAAATAAAAATGAAAAATAAAAATAAAAAAATTGAATTATATTATATTAGTATTCTATTATTATATAATATAATATAATGACGACAACAATGACTAAATGCCCTTACTGCATAATTCCGTGCGCTTCAGAAGAAAGTATGAAAACCCATTATATGACGGCGCACGCGGTCACTTCGGAAAAAAAAGCCTATTATAAATACTATTGCGAGGCGTGCGATATCGGAACGCAGAGCGATGATACGTGGAAACATCATCATATCGCTTTGCATGCAACCGTTGCGGAGAAAAAAGCGCATTATAAATACTATTGCGAGGCGTGCGACCACGGCACGCAGATTGATGATATGTGGAAAACTCATTATTTCGTTTTACACGCAACCGCTGCTGAGAAAAAAGCGCATTATAAATACTATTGCGAGGCATGTAACGAGGGAATGCAGAGCGAGTGTTCTATGATTGCTCACTCAGTAATTCATAATAAAAAAATATAATATTATATAAATGAGACATTTAACAAAACGCGGTAGAACTAACAAATCTTTTAAAAAAACACGTAAATATAAATACAATTCTAATTCTAATACTAATTTTTTACTGAAATCAAAACCCGATCTAGTATTTTACTACAACACTGCGCCGTCATATACCACTTCAGCATACCAAAAAATATCACCTACAATCACCAAGGAAAACCATTATGCGCCCCTTACCGCTACTAACAACCCGAGAAAAAACAAGATTGGCACTTGGATTGCTGACGCGACAATGGTGCCTTGCGCTAACAATGGGCAGCTTAAATGTATCAATGGTGTCCAAGTGTTTTATTTACCGCGCGGCTCTCTTTCCATTATGGCCAATTATTCAGTACCTACTTCAAATTATCATGCGCCGGGAATTTATCCAAATAAGATTGTTAGTGGAACGGGTGATTATGCTTTAGCAAATGGATATGCTTTGGTAAAAGTGGGTAAAGGTAGTTCTAGGAAAGTGATTGTGTATTTACATGGTTGATTTGTTTTATAAAGCGAGTATAAATAACAATATTATAAACAACAGATATGATATATGGTGTATGGAATAATTTTAGTGTTTTTACTATGCAGAGAAATAAATTATAATACACCAACTATGTGGAAAATTTGCGCAGATGGTCATCATTTATCTAGCGGACCATACAGCGCAGATACTAGAATAAAAATGGGTTGCTGGTGTTTACAAGCGAGGACCGAAATGTTTGATTTTGTAAATATCACTAAACAAGTAAAAAATGGTAGACCCGACGATTTTTATAAATTAATTTTGTAAATAACTTTAAAAATATAAAATAATATAGTAAAATATTATATGAACTTTAGCATAATTTTAGTATTTTTATTATTTAATATAATAAATCAAGATACATTTGTTGTATACAGCCAACCACCGACTGACCCACCCACAATGCAAAAAGCGTTAGTAACAATGGCATATGCGTGTACTGGTATGAAATATTCACGTTACGAAAGACACCTATGTAAAAATGGAGCTTATCTTAAAGGTGGTACGCATCACAATTATGGTATGTTAAAATTAAAATGTATGTGTTTAAATCACATGGGAGGAATGTTAACATTAGTAAATAATTATAATAGCCGTCCAAGAATGCTTAATACACTTGGAGTTGTTTTTAACTAAATAAACATTTTTTTAAAATAATAAAATATTGTATGAACTTTAGCATAATTTTAGTATTTTATTATTTAATATAATAAATCAAGATACATTTGTTGTATACAGCCAACCACCGACTGAGCCACCCACAATGCAAAAAGCGTTAGTAACAATGGCATATGCATGTACTGGTATGAAATATTCACGTTACGAAAGACACCTATGTAAAAATGGAGCTTATCTTAAAGGTGGTACGCATCACAATTATGGTATGTTAAAATTAAAATGTATGTGTTTAAATCACATGGGAG